ATACAATCTTTAACATCCATTACCCATTCGTTTGTATAGTAATTATTAAATGTAACAGCAGAAAGAAAGCCCCTGAGCTTACTATCTTTGTCATAGTCACCTATAACTAATGCATGGGGGTCTTCCTTTCGTTGCTGTTCTATTATACTAAGAAAATATTTTATCCATACGGCTTCGTTTCTTTCGTAACCGTAATAGTTATTATACTTAGTTGATTTGTCCATAAGCTGAATTGCTTCGTAGACATCATTGTCCCCTAGTTTTTTTATCATTTACCTTCCTTAAAGATTTTGAATTTTACTCTGTAAGTCAGCTAATGTAGTAGCAGTTTTAATAGACTCGAGCAACGTATTTAAACGCTGCTCTGAGTTATTTACTGTGTCTGTTACTTCAAATTGCCAAGATGAAGTAGTGCTATCTTCAGATACTGGTGGTTTATTTTGCATTATCGCTCTCCAGCTTTATTAATTTCAAATTGAATACTTGGAATACCCCATGCATACTCATTGAGTGTTACAGTAGCGTCTTCTGTAGCATCGTCAATTCGATAGTTAATAAATCTTCCTGTTACTTTAGTATCAATCTTGTAATCTTGACTTACTCTATAGTCATTAACAAGAGTAGCACTAGTTACAAGATCAACTGGTTCTGCAGTATAGTCTGTAGGAGACATACGCAGATAAAGAGTTGGATAATACAATGTACCATTAAGCTCTGTAGCAGTTCCTCCTGTTGATTGGATTGCTGCTCTAGCTATTTGTTCAGTATCAAGTTCAGGTGTAATACCTAATTCTGTTCTTTCAACAAATGATGCATAGGGTAAGCCTTGTATTCCATTAGCAGGATCAGCACCAAAAGAGTAACCAATATCTGCTGCTCGAATTCGACTACTGTTATCATCATTACTTGTTTGAATAAAAATAGGATACCGTTTACTTGCGTTAATTTGATCTGTAGGCCAAGGTCTATCAGGATCAAATCTACCAAAAGAAGAAAAACTACTTACAAGTGTAGCATCAACAATAGGATCAGGAATTTCTACTGTAAGTGGAGTTGTAGCAGTTGTACCTTGCTGAACTAAAGTTGCACTAAGAATATACAACCCAGTAGTACTATACTGAATAGGTAATACTCTTAAATTATTGCCTGTGCGTTCAACAGCAAGAGTTCTTCCACCAATTCTTTTAATTTCAGTTTCTAATTCATCTGCAATATCTGTAGCTGAGTAAGTAGTTGAAGAGTCTCCACCAGAATAAATATTAGAAATATAAGGATCACTAATATTACGAGTGCCGTTATTAGTTCCACCAAAAACATAGTCTTGGAAAGTTAAATCCGAATATTGAATTCTAATTACAGTAGGCTGAGTATATCTTACAGGTATCCCTGCAGTAGTTTCAACTGCTGTAGCAGCTTGCAAAGGATCTGAAGCATATTCATAATCACCATTATAATCATCAGGAGTCATAGACCACAAAATAGGATTTACAGTACCTGTACCATTACCGTCATCTACTCTATTTACAGAATATTTTTCTGTTGTAGTAAAAATAACATCACTTCCAGTACCACTCAAAGTCCAACCAGAAATAGGAGTAGCTCTTATAAGTGCTGCAATTTCAGTAGAGTCAAGTACAGCATTACCAAAAATCCCAGTTAACGGAACTACTACATTATAAGCAGGTAAAAATGCACTTTCATTTAGAGTAAGTGTAGCTGTTCCTGCACCAATGCTAGGGTTAACTCCTGAAGTTGTTTCTGTAAAGTAACCATTATCAGCATCAAAAAGACGTGTAGGAGTAAGCGTATCTAATAAAAGATCATCAGGATCATTTTGAATTGATAATTTAATCAACTCTGAAGGTTGACCTGACGTATTAAATGCTTGAGTTCTTGTTGCCTCTATAAATATATTTTTATAAGCACCAGCATTTCCTGATGAAAGTAAAGAAGAGGTAGTTGTAAATACACCTGTATCTTGTAATTCTTGAGCTATAAAGTTACCAACATCGTCCATACTTACATTAGTTCCGGCTATAACAATATCTAAATAAGTATTATCATATTCTGCTCTAACTGTAGGTGGCGTAATATTAGCTGTTGAATTACCATCGTTAATAGTTAAAGTACTAGTATTAACTACTCCTCCAAAAGTAGTTGATGAATAATCGATTTCATTATATCTTACTAATGTAGAAAGTACAGTTGCAGACGTATCTACATTTGAATTTGTAGGTTTAACTGCTTTTAATCGAATTGAAACAGGAACATCAACAGTTCCTTGAATTTTTTCTACATAATAGTAAGCGGCAGAAGGCTGAACTGACGCTGGATTTGAAGGATCTTGTCCTTGAAAAATAGGATCAGTAATTAATTCATCATAAACTTCTTCTACTGTATCATTAGCGCTTGTAGATGAACTATACGGATCTCTTTTATTAAGTACAATTCTTTTATCAAATCCATCTGGTACATAACCGCCAGATGTTTGTCGAAATCTTACTGTTATTGGAGGACTATCTTCTTCAGAAACTCCATAGATTCCATTACCAGTACTATAAATAGCTGAATTTGAAGTATCATACTCTGTATTTAAATCAATATCAGTGCTTGTACCTGTATTAGTAAGATAGGTACCTGTAATGGTCCAAGAGTCGTTAGCTTTTCCTAAGTAAATAGCTTGAGTTTCTCCAATTTGAAAATCAGAATCAACAATAGGTGTAGCTAAAGTAGCTGGTGCAATAAAGTTGTTTGTTGCAGTAATATCATATACAGAACCATTTTGAGTTACTGTAATATCAATTCCTGTACCACCAACATTTGTAGCACTTCCTGTACCACTTACATTAAAGTTGCTTATTTGAGTTCCAAGTGTTTGACCCGACCAACTTAAATTAGATACATGATTTCCAATAATTGAACGTGAAGCGCTATCACCTGTATCGAGATAACTAATAACGCTACCCCCTGCTGCAAGTTGTAAATTATACAACTCTAGTTGCAAAGGATGATTGCCATTGTCTCTATTATTAGTAACAGTAAAATCAGTTCTTGTTCCATCTTGCCAAAGAAAAACAACCCCAGGAGGAATTGCATTCCAAGTACAACAACGGGGCGTATCTGAGTGTGCTTGTGTTCCATCACCCCAGTTACATTGACTAGGTGTCCACCTTAGAGAGCTAGTTCGCCATCTACCCCCATAAATCCTAGTTCCATAACGAGCAAAGAAACCACGACCGCCATTTCTGCTACCGCCACGATTAGTTTCACCAGAGTAAACTTGATTAGTAGAACCTTCACCTCTAAGTACACGAGTATATGTTACTCCTGAAGGAGCAGAACTTGGAGTTACAGCTGCAGCTGTACCTGCTGCGCTACCATTATCTGCAGCTCTTCCTCCGGGAGCCTTAATATCCGCTTTAAGTGTAGATCCTCGGTACCAACGTATTCGAGAAGTTTTACCTGGATAACCAGCTCCGCTAAAAGAATCAAAACGATTAGCTCCAGCTGCAGTAAGTACTATTCGATCTCCTGCTTGAGCATTATTAATATACCCTTGAACTGCAGAAGCAGCACCGCCGCCATAGTTATGATCGGCACCACCGCCACCAGATCCTGTAAGGATAAAATATACTTTACCACTACGATCAATAGTATAAGTAGAGTTAAGACTGCTACCATCAGGACCACCTGCACCTGCACTTGTCCAACCACCTATAAATACTTGTAAGTTATTAACAGTATCTTTTGATGTTACGTGTCCATTTCTATCATTGTTTGAAGTATTACCATAATTATTTTGAAAACCTTTATCGGTATTATAATAAGGAACTAAACTACCAGTGCCACGAGCATAACCTGCAGGTGTTTGATTTACAAGTGTAGCTGTTACGCTTACTTGCTCTGCATCATTATGCGCACCTGAAACACTAGTTAAACCACCAACATAACTTTTAATATAGCTAGTATAAGTAGTGCCGCTTCCTCCAGAATTTCCAGGAACAAAAAAACTATTATATATTCGTCTAGTTCCAGGTATTTCAGATACTAATTCTAATCTATAAAAATGAGTAACGCCATTATCTTCTGTTACACGAGTTGCTGTTGCAGTCCAATCAGCTAATGGATTAATAGTTGAGTCATTAAGCCCGTTAATATAATCTCTTAACGCTTCTGTTACTTGTTGTTGTGTTTTAGCAAGTCCATCATTAGTAGAAAAAAGATCTGCTCCTGTAATTGTTGTGATTTCAAGACTAGCATTTTTAACTACTAATACAATTTCAAGTCCACCAAAAGGTGCTGAACTACGAGTAAATACAGCATCTCCTTCATTTAAACCTGTAGTTGGAGCATCTCCTGAAGCGCCAATACGAATATTCGCTTTTGCAAAATCAATATTTGGCCCTGGATCTACATCAATTGCAATTTCAAGAGTTTCAGGATATGCAGTAGTATAACTAAAATCAGGAAAAAAAGTAGAACTAGTATATTCTTGTACTTGTTTAACACCAGAATGAGAAGTTTCCATTTGACCTGCAATAGTCATAGTTTGAACTTCTTGACGTCCTTCATTAAGTGGCTCATCGGAACCTGAATTACCACTAGTAATATCAATAGTAGTAAGTGGAATACCACCGCCCCTAATAGGAGCAATATCACCTGAAATTACTTCATCAAGATCACGAATTGTCCAGTTATTAAGCCGATAATTCCAGATAATTGCTTCATCACATTCGCCTGTAATAGATTTAATAGTTGGATAACAAATCCATATTTCGTCTTTAGGATTATTAAGTAATGTAAACAAATTAGCTTCATGCAAAGGGTTAAGATTAGTATAAAAGTAATCTCTGATACGTCCAGAAGCTAATGATTGGATGTTTCCAGGGTGTCCTGGAAAAGAATAAATATCATTACTACCTACTACAAGATGTTTACCATCATATTCAACAATAGCTTCAGTAGTTAATGCTCCATAATTATCTGTAATAAGATTAAATCTAACTGGAGCTAATGGATTGTTAGTAAGCGCCATAGAGTGAATAGAGTTATTTGTATAAATATACAAGTTACCCTGAATTGACTTCATATCTTTAACAATATTAGTGTCCGATAAAGTAAACTCATCAGCAGTGCTTACACCTGCCGCAAAAGGATTCCAGTTATTTGGGATAGAGCCTGTTACAGCAATATCTGAAGTACGTACTACACCTGATAAACGCCTTAATACATCTCCTGAAACAGAATCAACTTCAATAAGATCACCTGCAACTAAAAGATTGCCAAATGCTCTAACAATATTTGCTCTTACATTTACTTGTTGTCTAGAAATAGTATTAATCTTTATTGAATCACCAGATGAGAGATTTGTACAAGCAACTACTGTAGTATTAGTAGCGTTACTAGTATAGATTTCAAATTGATTCGAAGAAATAGTTACACTACTTGGTAAAATTCCAGGAACAAAGTTAGCTGTATTAGGAGTGCCAGTACCTGCAGGATTACCTGATGCCGCAGTAAACGATGTGCCATTTACTTTAAAGTCAAGATAAAAGTTAGCAAAATCTATCTTTTGACCAAGATCAAAAAAATCACTTTGATGTGTGTCAAAGTCAGAAATTGAAAATACTTCAACATCAATATTGTATGAATCCCATCCTGGAAGTTCTGCAAATGCACTTACATTATTTACATCAACTGAACTAATAGGATCAAGAATATAATGAGGCTTTTGAATACCATTATTAATAATAATAGCAAAGCCACCTGCAAATAAAGTATGTTGCCAATTTCCATCAGGATCAAAGCCTTTATAACCGTCTGAATTTACAAGATCAGAAGGAGTAATATCTGCTCTATTGCCCTCTTCATCTTCAATATATACACGATCGGCAATATAGCTTCCTGCAGAATTTTCAACTCCCATTACATAAATGTAATATGCAGCGAGATCTCCAAGATTAGGATTAGGCCAATACAATATATGTTTAGCAGAAGATAGCTTGTTTCCTGATGTAAGATAAATAGAATCGAGATTAGTATCTTCTGCAACTTCGTTTAAAAGAACTTCACCTTCAATTTTACGAACTGCATTATCTCTAAATCTAACATTTCTTGCGTTGCTAAACGCATTAGCTGCAAGAGCAGACGGAGGGGCATCGGGAATTACACCTGCCTGATCAAGCTGATTAATTGGCAATACTTGATTAGCCATTACTTTTCCCCCATTTATTAATAGGACACTTTGCTTTCGGTATCCATGTTTTTACTGACATAATGCAATTACATAAACTGCACATATTAAGTTGTTGTTTATAGTTTTCACAACTTTTACAAATAGTGTAACGTTGTTCTCTAACTGTATTGTTTACTTTCAATTTTAAGCGCACTCTTTTGCGCCAGTAAGCGGGTCGAAGAAACAAGCTTCTGCCTTTCCTTCTTCTTTAGCCACTTCCTGAGTCTCGCTAGGTACCGTCTCTTTTTCTTCCACGGTTTCGTTGTTAAGGATCCCGAACCTTTTACCACTAAGTCGGAACGTTGTGCATCCTTTCGCGTTGCCTTTCCAGGCATCAACATAGACCTGTTTGAACTCATCATATGTGACGTCATCTCCTACATTACAAGTTTTAGAACATGCCGAATCAACGTATTGTTGTGCTAGTAGAAGAACTTTAAGGTGATCTTGTACACTAATTTCATTAGCAGTTTTACCTTCAACACCCTTTGAGTAAGCATAATCCATAACGCGTTCGACCTTTGGACCATCAAATGTTTGAATGGTGCGATCATAGTAATGATTAAATACTGGTTCAATACCGCCGCTTACGTTATCTGCACAGATACTAATTGTACCTGTAGGTGCAATAGAAGTAAGATGGCTATTACGAATACCATTTGCTTTAATCAACTCAATTACGTCCTCACTGAGTGTATTAATAAATTTACTTTCTAAATATTTTTCATTATATAAAGGAAAAACTCCTTTTTCTTTTGCCAAGTTTGCTGAAGCACGATATGTTTCATCTCTAAGCGTTTTAAATACGACTTCCATCCAATTAAGAAATCCAATTGTTCCGTAAGGGTATCCAAGCATTTCACCTGCATTAGCCAATCCTGTGATTCCAAGTCCCATTCGTCTTTTATTTTGTGCTTCATCTTCTTGTTCCTTTAATGGATAAATTGTTCTATCAACTACGTTATCCATTGCGCGAACTACATGCTTAATATCTTCAATATAACTTGAGTAATCAAATGTACATTTATCGTATGGATTATCTATTACATATTTAGTAAGATTAAAAGAACCAAGTAGACATGCGCCAAAAGGTGGTAATGGTTGTTCACCACAAGGGTTTGTTGTTTCGATAGTTTCACAATAATGCAAGTTATTCATTTCATTAATGCGATCAACAAAAATAACTCCAGGCTCTGCCCAATCCCAAGTAGAATTCATTACTTCATCCCACACCATTGGTGCCGAAAGAGTACCACGCTTATGGCCTTCGAAGTAAAGAGTGTAATCAGAACCTGCTTCAAGCGCTTCCATAAAAGCATCCGTAATACCAACAGAAATATTAAAGCCAGTAAGCTTATCGCTGTTACGTTTAGCACGAATAAAGTCAAGAATATCAGGGTGATCAACACGCAACACACCCATTTGTGCGCCACGCCTGTGACCACTACTAGCAATTGTTTGACAGATCGAATCAAAGATTCCCATAAAAGAAACTGGACCACTTGATTTACTATCAAGAGATTTAATAAGATCTCCTCGTGGTCTAATACGACTAAAGTCATAGCCGATACCACCACCTCTACGCATTGTTTCAGCTGCCTGAGTAGCTCGTAGCATAATGCTATCCATTGAATCTTCGATATGACCACTTACAAAACAATTATAAGCAGTAGTAATTCGAGGACTACCCATAGCGTTTTGAACGCGACCAGCAGGTAAGAACCTACGATTACCTAAAATATCTTCTAGTGCATATTGATGTTCATCGTTATCACAGAGTGCCTTTGCTATGCGCTTAATCTTTCCATCAAATGTTTCGTCTTCTAATCTGTATTTCATTTTATCGATTTCTTCTGAAATAGGCATCGATGGACCTGTATACTCTGTGTTTCTCATAGTTAACCTCTATAATATATAATGAACGTTTCTCCCCGTATAAGGGCGTTTTATATACTACGCATACGGTTAACTAATCGATCTGCTCTATTAGTTACTTGCTGATACCAACGGCTATCAACCATTTCATCTGCGGCACGATTCCAGTCACTAGCATCTACTGCTGCTCGCATACCTTTAAACTTGCTAAGCCTGGGTCTTCCCATATTAAACATCATATTAGCAATAATTAATTGGACTTCATCAGGCAAAAGCTCGAAATTGGCATATAGCTTCTTGCACTCCGATAACACGAGTTCGACATCTTTAGCGAAGCACTCATTGACTCTATCTTCTGAGACTGGTGTGCCAACTTCTTGTCCATACTCAGGATCGCTATCAAGAACAAGATGGCCAATACCAAAAGTAGGGAGGCCAAGGTGATCGAGATAAATCTCGTACTTAACTCCTTCATCTACTTTTAGCTCCTCTCGTAGCTGATCTATATTCATTTTGTTTTTCCTTTTACTTTTTCAAATGTTCTAAGACCACCAAGACCAAGCATACCCATAAGAACAGTCATAAGTGTTTCCATTTCAAAAGTAGGTAGTGTAGGTATTTCTACAGCAAACCAACTTACAAAGAAAAGAGTAATAGGTAATCCTACAAAATGCCAAAATAAAGCAATGCCACATGTCCAACCAATAAACGGTCTCCAACCAGCTACAAAAATATTACGACTAGCTGCTTCTGCTTTATTTATTTCAAGTTGTCCTTTAGCAAGCTCATGCGCATGTCGTTCTGACATTGTAGCTATTTCATGTGCTAATTTTGCTCTTTCATCTGCATCAGGAATAAACTTATCTAGCAAGCCAGTAACAGGCCCAATTAAAGCTTGTATCATAAACTTTGCCCCCTTAATTGTACACATCTAAATTTTTTAGGTTCTAAGTTACCTTCATTTATCATACGAATATCATTGCCCATTTCATAAGCCCTAGAAGTACATTGTTCTCGTGAATCGTATGGCCCTCTAGTATCGTGATATTCCCAACATTTATCTGGGAAGGCTATACTACAAGCCAACACAATTACTTTAAACATTATTACTCCTATGCAATTTTAAATGCGCTTATAAGTGCTACTACTATAAAAATTATAGCTCCTGTAACAATCATTGTCATTTTAATTGTTTCCATTAACTCATTATGCTTTTTTATTTCTTCTTTTCTTTTAGCAATAGCAGCTTCTTTAGCTTCTTGAATACGTTTAGCTCTAAGATCTACAATACTTTGCCAAGTACCCGGTCCAAAGCGCATATCAATCATAGTTCTCATTTCTTGTATTTTTTCTTGAGCTAGTTTAGCATCAATTACTTCTTGAGCTACACTTTTAATACCTAGTTGATCACTAAAACCTACCCCTGATTTTTTAGATCGTTGTTGTTGTATTTGTTTTTCGCCCTCTAAAAGATTATCTACGTGAGAAGCTATCTCACTAATATCCTTGGCGGTGTTAATTGCTGATTTAATGCCCTCAACAGCACTTTTTACCAAAGCTATTCCAGCTAAGGTTTCAGCTATCATTTTGTTTTACCTCACAGTTTTCCTATCATAGTGAGTGCAAGACCAACAATCACTATCGTTGATCCCATTATCATTGCTTCTAGTCTCCACATGCGTTTGTCTAACGTATTAAGCTTTTCTTCTACTGCCGCATAACGTATTGCACACTCTTTTTCATGTGCTTCAAGATCGAGGGCAACACGCAGTTCCGGTGTTACTTCTAGTGTTTGTTTCATAGCACTTATCCTGCAATCTCAGTTACGGTAATGCTAGAAATACCTCGTTCTACATAATTATGGTCTGTATCACTTACTGTACGATTAAGATAAAAATTAATAGAATTAATAGCTCTTGCCGCTACTTTGTAAGTAATTTGTGATGTTGTTGATGGTGAATCAAAGTAAACATACTTTACACCTTCAGGAGTTGTGGAAGCATTTGAACTGTAATAAGTAATAGATGTACCCATATGAATACCTACATTTCTATTACCTGATGTTGCAGAACCTAATTTTGTGCTGTCTCTAAGAAAAAACCAACAAGAGTCAGTTGACGCATCTACGTGATCCCACTCACCCTGAACAAATGCCTCAACCTTAATAATACTTGATGTAGAAATAGGCGTAATATTGACCGTTAAGTCTGTCAATGTCGCATCCGTATTTGCTGTAAAAGAAACAGTGTTTTGACTGGTGAATTGCGTATGCTTTACTTGCAACACAGACCCACTAGGAAGACTACTACTGTCTATATAACTTGCATTGATATTATCAGCAGAAGTTAATAAACTAGCTACATTTCTTGCTCTGCTCATGTTTTACTCCGGCTTTGTAGGCCATACGACATCATCCAGTGATGTGTATGTATCCGTTATATCACGCAATGCTTGACGGTATGTGGTTTGCGCCGCAGTCATTGTTAGGTCGCTTAATGCCCACCAATCTGTTAAGGCCAGCAAAGCATTTCGTTCCTTACGCAATGCAATCAAATTACCTTTCGCTACAGCCGCATCATTGTCGTACTCAACCACGTTACCGTCAGCGTCATAAGCTGTGTCGTCAATAATGCTTTTTACTGATGGATTGAGACTATAAATGCCTAAATATTTCATTGCGCTATCTCCATCAATGTAATGTTGTAATGTTCATTGTTTACGCAGAGGTTTGTCTGTGTAATACCGGGATTTCGTTGAGTTAAACCAATTTCATAGGTCACGGATGATGTTGTAGCTGGAGTGTCGATGTGATTTAGACTAAGCATAACAATGTTGTCACCGCTGGTAGAATACACCTGACCCAGACCAAAATTGGCGTTACCTAAATTCGTACCAGACGCAACTCCCCCTCTAAATATCGAAAAGATAGCATGAGCGCCGCTACTAATTCCTGATGCATGAATTGGT